CCGTACTTGGAGTAGTAGTCAAACCACTCTCGTTTCATGATCTCAAGCACAGGTCCGCCCAACGGCTGGAGCTGTGTTATCCCATCCAAGTACTTCTCAATCGCGATTTGCTGTGCAACTGTCACACCAAACAGTTTGGCAACAAGTGCTCTCGAAGCAGGGGTAGGGTCGGTCAACTCGGCCGGCCCGCCTTGCATTCTCTCGTCCTCCATGTAGGTTTGCACCCCACCGGGGCCTTCACCCAACACAGGACCCTTCAAGCCAATGCACCTGTCAACCATCCGCACCAACGCAACCGCGATTGGACATGAAGGAACTTCACACTTCAAGCTGGCAGCCTTCGCCCGAAGTAGTTGTTCCATCACGACCGGACCGCCGTTTCGCAACACGGCATGGGTCCACCCAAACTTGGCAAGCAAAGCCCGAACATCAACGACCGCGTGGAAATCACTCGGGTCGAAAAACTGCTTACAAAACCCAGCAGCTCCAAGATCTTTGAAAATATTCATCTTGATCTTGAATCCCAGTTCGGCTAAATCCGAAGTGTCAGGCTCTCGGGACACAGCAAAAATCCCGTCGTCCCCTTCAACCAAACCTCGACACTCGATGCCTTGTCTATGGCAAATCCATTTCATGAGCACATAGTTCGTGAACCCATTTCCAAGCGAGGTGCACATGTCGCCCGACATCCTCACACCATTGACGCTAAACTTAAAATCATCACCTGATCGGCAACGATTTGTCCCAGTAAGCGCCATGGATAGAAGTGACAACAACCGGTTCTTGTTAGTGAGGTTCTTGGCCATATACGCATACAATTGGAATTCAATCGCATGCATAATAACTGGCCGAAACCACGATTCGAAACTGGTGTAGTCGGTGGCAGCATAGAGCATGCCATCATGGGCAACGTGTTCCCAAATGTACTTGGGTCGTTCACGGACAGGCACGTACTTGACAAACATTGGTTTCTGGAACAATTGTTGTTCAATTGCATGGAAGAAACCTCCCGTCAGTATTTTAAATCTATCGTGCCTTGAATTTATCAAGCGCGGGAACTTGTACTCCTCATAAGTCTCGGTTTTAATGAACGTCTTGCAACGAATGTGCCTAACTCGAATATGCACCTGTTCTCGCAAAACTCTCCGAAGCTCCTCGCGCCTCCAC